GAACCTGAACCTGAACCTGAACCTCAACCTGAGCCTGAACCAGAACCTGAGCCTGAACCAACAAATTATGATTATGTTGTAATTGGAGCAGGTCCAGCAGGTATAATGACAACATATAAATTAAATGAAGCCAATCCTGATAAAAAAATATTGCTTATTGAAAAAGGAGACGGATTAGATGAGTATAGTGAACAACAACAACAATTAGGTAATACAACATATAGAAATTCATTTAATTGGCAAAATGTTTCGGGATTTGGATATGGTGGAACTTTGGGAACTGATAAACCATTGTCATTAGGAAAAGGAGTTGGAGGAGGTACTTTACATTTTGGGTTACAATATATTGATAATATAGTAGACAAAAGTGCACAAATGTATAAAAATTGGAGAGGTGACAATGGTGGTTCTAATTACTTTAACATTGTTGAAAATTTATTATCTCCCCATGAGTATGATTACTCTACAGAATCATCTACATTAGGTGATTCTTATATAAATTTAAAAAATGAAATAAATAAAACAAATAATGATGGTGGAAAAAAATATTCAGATGTTGATTGGTATAATAATAAAATATATTCAAACACCCCAACTGGATATTTTTCAGCAAACAGAATAGTTGTAGGTGATATTTTATATGATAATGGTAGTATTAAAGATAATATAACAATTTTAACTAATACTGAAGTTAATAATTTAGTATTTAATACTAATAATACTACAATAGAATATTGTACAGATTCTAGTGGAAATAATTATTATGGAAATAAATTTATATTATGTTTGGGTGCTATTCAAACTCCTGTATTACTACTTAAAAGTGATGTAGGTCCCAATAAAACAATAGATTTACATGTAGGAGAAAAATTATATGACCATGCGGGTATGGTAACTATATATAAAAAAGAAACAACTACAACAACAACAACTCCTCCAGATTCTACATTATATTATTCTGATTCTGATATTACTAATATACGAGCGTTAAGCGGGGTTGGTGATTCTAATTTTAAAATATTTGATACAACTTCTAATGATGAAGGTTATGAAAATTTAGATAGTTCTAGTTACAATAGTTCAAGTAGTCCAAAAAAAATGTATAGGATTTTTAGACATAGTAAATTATCAGATTCTCAGATTCAACAAGCAGTTTCAGGAATACGTCCTACAGGAAATTCTTCTATATCTCTTTCAACCAGTCAATGCTTTTATTATGTTTATGACATGGGAAATTTCTGGAATGGTGGTGGCCATTGGATATCATTATTTACCAAGCCAAAAGACTTAACTTCGACACTTTTGGGCCGACATGGAAGTCAATATGGTTATAGATTATTTCCAGACGGTTCAAACAATTCGAGTACTTCAAGAAATTGTAGATTAAGAGGAATTTATAAAGATTCTTTGGGAGAATCAACCGTAACACAAGAAACTACTGAATTAAGTGACTTAGGATTTAAAACTATGGAAGTATTGCAACATATACAAACAAGACATTCTGATTTAGAATGGCAAACATATTATTCTATTATACCCGGTTATAATTCAAGATTGATATTGGCAAATGCTCATAGTAAACACATTAATGATAAAGGTACAATTACATTAAATGATAATAATGAACCTATAGTAACTTTAAATCATTTTGAAGGAGATTCAAATGGAAAAAGTGCATCAGAATTAAAAAACTATATAATAGATTCTATGCAAAAAAATCATGAAATTTTAACAAGTTCTGATTTAGGATATAAATTAGATATGGGTGGACTTGATATTACTATTAATGCTTATGCATTGGCAGCAATAGAAGATCCTAATAACGGTTATCAGAGTATTTACCATTATCATGGAAGTTGTCAAGAAGGAGAAGTAGTTGATTCAGATCATAAAGTTAATAACGTAAATAATTTGTATATTGGAGATATCTCAATATTAAAGGAACCATGGGGAGGTTCTACAAGTGTCCCTGCTTTAATTACTGGTTATATAACAGCCGAAAAAATATTAGAATCAGAATCAGAATAAAATATATAATAATAATAAATGAATTTATTTTTACTTTTAATGATAGTTATTTTAATAGGTGTTTTAATTTCACTTTTTACTGAAAAACAAAAACGTCATATAATTATTAAAACTGTGAAACCAATGTGGTGGGGTCCAGCAGGGAAAATACCTCCTAATCCACCAGTTCGTTGGGGATACAGACATATTTGTAAAAAACGACTTAACTGTTAATTTCTTAATATTTTTAATTATGTCTATAAAAATATTAGGATATACCGCAATTTCATTAGCAGCATTGGCTGCTATACCTCAATTATATCAAATAATAAAAACAAAAAAAGTTAGAGATTTAAATCCTGTCTTTTTTTTCATGGATACTTTGGCTAGTTTACTTTACATTATTTATGGTATTTTGAATAATGATTATATTATGATGGGTTCGGCTGTTATGCCATTTTTAACACAATTTATTATTTTATTTTTGTGGAAATATTATAAAAATATTGATATTACTGTCGAGTAATATTATCTAAAATATATTTTTCAACATCAGAGTATTTTAAATCAACTTTTCTATTATTTAAATATTTAACAATAATTATTATTTTTTCAAGAAGAGTATCTATTAAATTTAATTCACCTGCTATTATTGTATAAGCATTTTTTTTATTTTGATTACTAGTATTTTTATGGTTATCATAATATCTTTTTGTATGTGGATATTTTTTTTTAACTTGTTTTAAAATTTTAAATATTTGTTCAAAACATACTAGTTCATTATCTTTGTTTTGATAATGATTTATATAATAATTTTTATTTTGCTTGCTTCTAAAAAAATTTAATAAACTTATAAACTGTGATGAGTTTATATCGCCATTAATGTATCCTTTAAAATCTCTTAATTTTAAGTATAATCTTACTTCACTATATGGTAACACAAAACCATAAAACATAAAATAATTATCCATAGGTTTAATACCATAACTATCCAAAATTTCATCCCCAACAGAAATATTTGTTTTTGCTAACATTTGATAACTTTTAAGTTCGTTATTATAAGACCAACGAGTTTGACATGTATTACTATGATTTAACATATCTGCAAATGGTACCATAGCACTAACAACATCATTATGCATTGTTAGTTTAAAATTTCTAGAAGATACTAATGACCTCATACGTTGATATTCATATAAATTAAATTGGTCAAAATCAGGTACAACTCTTTTTAGAATTCTATATTCTTCACGTATAAATCTTTTTCTCTCCTTGATTCTTTCTACTAAATAACTTCCCTTTAAAAAATCTAGTTCTTTATCCCAAAAAATAGGTATATGTTCAAGTGTTTCAGGAAGAGTATCGAAGTAAGGTGTCCAATCTACATCTTGCATTATTCCATCAAATTCTTCTGCAAACAACATAAATACCGTAATTTTAATAATATTTAACTCTGTTTCTGATTTATCGGAAAATGTATTATTTAAGTTACATATTTCTAGAATAGAATCTGCGGTTTTATTTGTAATTATTAAGTGTTGAGGTATTAAAAAAACAAAATTTCCTTGAGTAATATTTTTTGCAGATACGACACCTCTTTCTTTATTTTGTTGGTTTATTATTTTTAAATTATCTATATTAACATTATTTTGTTTTAACCAACCTAGTAATTTTTCCATATAAAGTATAGTGTTATTAAATAATTGTAAATTAAATCCGTTAGATTAGGTATACATATAAGAATGTCTGTATACTTTACAGTGTTTACAATGATATTTAATTCTACTGTAATAATCACCATCATCTAAATCTATCCATTCATGATTGCAATTTTTCCAAAGAAATTTTTCTATTTCTTTAATTTTTTTTTTATTTTTAACAATAAATCTTTGATAAGCAAAAATATTATTTTGTAATTCTTTTTTTAGTTCAATATTATTTTTAACTTTTAATTCTAAACTAACTTCTTGTTTTTCTTCCATATTTAATATTACAAAGTAATAATATTAAATATTTTATCAATTTATATATAATGGACAAAATGCAAGTTTTAACAAATATTAAATTACAAATAGATGAACTTTTATTGGCTGAAAAAAAAGCACCAACAGATACTTTGTCTGATAATATAGTTAAATTTGAAAAATTACAAGAAACTTCAAAATATTATAACGAATATGAAACATTTACAGGATATGGTATACGTAATTTAAAAGATAAGTTTGAATGTTTACTTAAAATTGCAAAAGAGCAAAATAATCGCATAATTGAATTAGAAAAAAACGTAGAAATACTTTCTAAACCTAAAAATCCTTTTGATGAATTATAAAATATTATATTTTGTTTTAAAAGCATCAACTAATTCTTGAGGTATTTCATTAAAATCAATTATTTTTTTATTTAGTAAATATCTCTCCATTGTACCTTCCACTTTTTCTAATTTTGTTTTGAAAAGTTCTTCATCATCATAATATTTACATGCTGTTTTAGGCCCGCATTTTTTAAAAACTCCTGAAATATTATCACTTTTATCACCAGTAAGAATTTTTACAAAAAGGTCTTTTTTTGCATCATTAAAACTAGATTTTCTTTCAGTAAGTTTTTTAAATTTAAGGTCATAAAGATGAACATTTGTTTGTGCCAATTGTAAATAGTCCATATCACTTGTAATAATTGTAATATTGGATTGTGGATATTTGTTTAATATATCTTTTGTTAAGATAGCAAGACAATCGTCTGCTTCTAATTCTGGAAATTTAAAAACTTCTTTTGCCCCACCTTTTTGAAAAAGATTGTCATTATATGCCATTTTAAAGAAAGGTCCTCCTAGAAATGTGTCGTCATATACACGATTGGCTTTATATGTTTCTAGATGTTTCATTCTCCATATTGTTTCTCTAGGACAATCACGCCCTACCAAAATAATAGGATTTTTAATTTTAAGTTTTTTGGGTATTTCTAGAAGTTTTGTTTGAAAAGTTTTTTTAAATTTTTCTACAAATTCTGTATTGTTTTCAGGCAAATTATCTTTATCAATAATTTGGTCTTTTTTAGCAAGTTTAAACCAGTTTGAAATAGCATAAAATCTGAAAAAGATAAAGTAACTTCCGTCGATAAGTATAAAGTGTGGTTGTTCTGTAGTCATTGTTATATTTAATTTAGAGAAATGACTTTAAATTAAATATTCAATTTATTATATATGGGTCATGGATGTCCTTTTAAGAAATCAACTGCAAAAATGAGGTGGAAATGGCGAAAAAAACGCGTTAGAAGATTACAACGAAAAAGACGTAAAATGAGAGCCCGAGCAAAATAATTGTAAAATATAAACAGAAAAAAAAGAACTAGAAGACGTTATGTAGATTATAATATATTTAAAATTTTAGTAAATATATTATATAAATGGATAGTTTAATTAGTTTTGCCAAATCACAGTATAGAAATTATGAAAATAATAAAATTATAACAAATGAAACTTTTAAAGAACAATCGTCATTTGAAAAAAGAGTAGAACAATCAAAATCTATAATGGAAAAATATCCAACAAGAGTTCCCGTTATTTGTGAACGCTTAACAAAAAAAATTCAAAAAATAGATAGAAAAAAATATCTTTGTCCGGATGATCTAACAATGGGTAATTTTATGTATGTTATAAGAAAAAGACTAAAATTAGATTCATCAATGGCAATATATTTGTTTATAAATGATAAAATTGTACCTGTATCTCAAACTTTAGGAGTAGTATATGATAAACATCAGGATAAAGATGGATTTTTATATATTAAGTATGATTCTGAGACAACATTTGGATAAAGATAATTTAATTATATAATTTTTTAATATTAAATTATATTATATAATGAGTAATTTAAACCTGAATATATTTCGTAATTCATTTAGATTAGTATCTGATGCCCAGCCAGATAGAACTACTAATAAAATTTGCAAAAAGGGTCAAACATTTAGAACAACTTCTCGACATGCATCAGTAGAATTTGGTTCACAGTCAAATGATTGTACTCGTATTGTTGGAGGTACATCAAAACCAGGACCAACTGCAGTTTTTGACAGTGCATTAGTTAGAAAAAGAAGAATTCAAGAAAGAACAAAATCGAATAAAGCGGGAAATTCTGGAAATACTTCCAATAAATTTGAAAGAACATTTAGAGGATATAATTCACATGTTGAAAATGGAAGAGATGGTCAAACTCTTGGAAGAAGAGCACAATTGTTTGGTGCTGAAAATAGTCAAGGTCTTCAGGCTGCTAAACCTGCTGCTGGCGTCAGGGGAGATTCAAGTGATGTTATTTACTTTAGATCTATTTTTGAAAGAAATAATCTTAATGTATCTGCTCAGTAAATTTATTTTAAATTAACTAATACTAATTAAAAATCATTATAAATTTTCTAATAGTAATTTATAATGCTTAAGAAACTTTTAGCAGAATTTTTAGGAACTATGTTCTTTCTTTACGTTATATTAGCCACAGGTGATGCTGTCGCTATTGGTCTGGGTCTTACTGTTGCTATTATGGTAATTGGTAAGCATTCTGGTGGTCACTTTAACCCTGCTGTTTCAGTTATGTTGGCTATGGCTGGAAAACATTCTATGAAAGAACTTGCCCCATATGTTGTTGCACAAGTTTTAGGAGGTTTGGCTGCGTTGGAATTATACAAAAGATTTAAGTTTTAAATCTTGTAAATTTTGAATAATATAATTTATTAATATTTTAATCTAATTATATTGTATAATGTCAGGAGATACAGTCGCAGATAAAGCAATGGCCGGTGAGGCAATGAATTTACTTAAGAACGCTAGTTCTACTTTAGAAACCCTTGTAGGTAAACTTCAGGCAGGTGGACGTAGATTAAAAAAAAGACGTTCACGCAGAAGAAAAAGCAGAAAATCCCGTCGTGGAAGAAAAAGCCGCAGACGCACGAAGCGTCGCCGTCGCACTCGCCGCCGTCGCAGACGTTAAGTTGCTTAAATTTTAAATATATATATATTTTCTTTAAAATATATATATGACTGAATCATTTATGGATAAATTTAAAAGAGGTGTTGTAGAAAATAAAGCACATGCAAATAATGCATATACAAAAGCACATGAAGGAGTAGCATTAAGTAAATTGGGAGCAATGGATTTTAAAAATGCAATGAATAGAAAAAAAAATGAAGGTAATATGTATAATATGCCAATGCAAACGGGAGGTACAGGGCTTTTTGGAAAAGATCAAGATCATGAAACACCTGGGATGCGTATTCAGAGAATGAAAAGAAATGCCTCTAAACATGCTCAATTAGTTGCAGATACAAAAGCATACAATACATCTTCAGTAGAAGATAGACGTGCAGCATTTAAATCTTTACATAATCAAAAAAACAGTAGAAATTTAGTAGGTATGGGAAAAAAAAGAAAATCACGTAGAAGAAGAACACGCAGAAGAAAATCACGTAAAAAAAAGAGAACTAGAAGACGCAAACAACGTGGTGGATGTGGTTGCTCAATGTCAGGTGGCAAACGTAGAAGAAAAAGAGGCGGACATCATGAACTTTTACTTTTAGGTGCTTTAGGGGCCGCTAATATGTTGAAATCTAAGAGAAAGTCTAAGAGAAAGTCTAGAAGAAAGTCCAAAAGAAAGTCTAAGAGAAAAAGACGTTAAATAATAGTATTTTAATTCTTAACATAACATTATATGTTAAGAATCATAGTATCAGCATTATTAATGTGTGCTGCTATATTTTGGGGAATGTACAATCCTAGTGATAGTTCACCTCATAATGAAATAATAAACTATTTAGGCCTTAATCAAAAACTAACAAAATGGATGCATATAATTTTAGGAACAATGTTTTATTTATTAGCAATTATAGTTATTTAGTTATGTTTTTTCATAAGATGATACATTAAATAAATAATTAAAAACCCAAATCCTAAATTATATAAGTTTGCCATTTTTTTTTTACTTAATTTAGATTCATCCATTAATTCCTTTAATTCTATGAAAGTATTATTCATATTAGTAAATCCATCTTTAGCACATCCAGTGCGAGTTTTCGTCTTATCCACTGGATTTGTACCTCCAAAAATACATGGGTCTAAATTTGCAATATCAGCATCAGCAACATAAACACCTCTAATACCATTATCACTAGGTAAATTTAATTTTCTACATTTAGGATTAGCACCTTGCATAAATCCTCCAAAAATAGCAACAGGATTTATTGCTCCTACATTTTCTATAGTACCGGGTACTAACCCTCTAAATTCAGGAAAACTAGCACCTGATACATCAGAAATAAAAGGAATAGAACCTGTTGGTTTATTATGGATATAAACATATCTATCTACTTTATTTCCATCTGGAGCAGTGCATTGACCACCTGTTTTTAAATAAAATCTATTTCCTAAAGGACCGTCTACTCGACTTGCAGAACCTCCTCCTGCAACTAAAATTTCAGTAAAAGCAATAAGGCCAGCAACATCTTTTGCTAGAGCCCCCATATTTCCATCACTACTCATACCTATTTCTTTTGGAGTTTTAATTTGTTTTGCATAATTGTATGTAGGGCCTAAGAATTTTTTTTCTAAATCCCCAATACCACCAGATAATTTGTCAAAAAAGCCTGCCATTAAATATATATATATATATATTTATTTAATAATGAATGAAGAAAAACAACAATTAACTCAAAATGAAAACAATATATATGAAGAACAAATACAAGAAACTTATCAGTGTAGAATATGTTTAGAAGAAGAAGATAATTTAGAACTTCTAATTTCTCCTTGTAGATGTAGTGGTACTTCTAAATATGTTCATCGAGAATGTCTTAGAAGATGGAGATATCAGGATATTAATGCTCCAGGATTTTCAAAATGTATGGAATGTAATGAAGAATATATTATTTTAAATAGTAATGATATTGAGTCGGAAAATATTTTTATTATTTTTAATAAATCATTAAAACTGTTATATTTTCAAATGATTATATCATTACCTATATCCTTTGTTATGTTTGTAGTAGATTATGAAGATAAAAGTATTATTAAATCTATGCCTGGATGGAATAGCACTCATGCATTAGAAGCAATGGATTATGATTCAACGTATAAAGATTTATTCTATTTAAATTTATCAATATATATTGAGAATCAAATATTTTTAGTAATATATTTATTAAGAGTAAGTATTTATGTAACCAATATCAAAGAATTGCTTTATTCGATGAGAAAGCATTTTATTGTTAATTTCTTTTATTATAATCTATACTGGTTACTTACTGTAGGTATGGGTATTTCTAATATATATCAATTTGCTATTGTATCTGTATTTTTATATCAATTATTTAGTTATAAAATGAATTATTTATTTTTAAAATATCATAATAAGTGTATTGAAAATATAAATAGTAAATTAAATACAGGTGTTGCGTCAATGGATAATAATCCACTTAATATTATTATAGATGACCGCGAATATAATGGAGAAAATGATGAATATGATACTGATGATGATTATCAAGAAGGAGAAAATGATGGTATTGAACTTTTAAGAAATTGATGGACTTTCTGCCATAATTTTTCCCAATTTATTTAAACTTTCACTACCACCACTTATATTTCCTCCTCCATTAAAGCCTTTATCTAAATCATTTAATTCTTTTTCTTTTTCACCTTTTTCTTTCATCATATCTTTTGATACAGATTTAGAATTTTGACTGTTTGCTTTTATTAACATACTTTGCATTTGCGACATAGCACTAAGTTGTCCATATTGTGCCTGTAGTTTATTTAATTGTGATTCATTTTGACTTAATTCTGATGATTGTTTTGTGACAGCATTATTTTGACCAGCAGGACAACCTGAAAAATATTCAACTACTCTAGAGTTTAAAAAACTCCACAAAATTAATGATATCAATAAAATATTTAATATAATGATAATAGTTTTCATTATATTAATATGATATAAAAATTAACAGGCTTCAGGGTATTGTTTACAAGCATCGCTTGTATCTTCTTCCCCATCCGGGTCCATTGCAGTTTTTAATGCTTTATTATTTTTTTGATTTTGTGCAATATTTTTTTGATTTAAAAATACTTGTTTTTGGGTTTTTGTTGCTAAAGATACTAAATTACCCATTTTAGTTAAAAAATTTTTTTGCCGTAATTGTGTTGAGCCAATTTGTGAGTTATTACAAAATAATTTTTTTTGTTCTTTACCCTTAGAAGTATTTTCATCAAAATTATAATTACAGGCTCCTTCTACAACTTTAGTTAGTAAACTAAATATAATAGATGAAATAAGAATTAAAAACAAATTTAATTTGTTCATATAAATATAGAGTTATTTTTTCTAAATGTAATATAAATGTCAAATGGAAATTTTATAGATCCTAATACTTTATCTGATAATGACAAAAGATTACATAAAATGAATGGAACATATAATTTTATTAAAACTGAACAGTCAAAAAAAAATGTACAACCTAAATTAGTAGAGCAGTCACAGTGTTTACCAAAATATGCATGTGATGGAGAAGATTTAAGAGAATCTAGAGTAAATAAAACAGATTTAAGACAACCTATTCAAGTTGTTAGAAAAGAAACAGAAATGAATCTTACTAATAACAGACAGTGCTCAACTCATACTCTTATATATAAAGACAATTACAGTCAATGTGATAATAATACTTTAGGGGTTAACTCATGTCCAGCCAATAATGGAAGTTTACCAAATAGCAATCTAAATAATATTAAATATAATTTAAATCAAGATGTTAGTAAAAGTAAAAGTGGAAATTTTGCAAGAACAGCAAAGCCTTTAATTCGTAGTGGTATGCAACCAAATACTGCTGGACAACAAAATAGTGGATTAAGTTATGTTGGTAATCAAAAAAGACAAACATATTCTTATTCGTATAGAGAATTGCTTAATAATAGAAGAAAAACAACAGTAACAAAATCTCTTGCATATGTTACAAATCAAGGAAATCAGTCAGGAATTTATAAATATGGTTATGGCGGAGAGAAAACTGACCCTATTTGTACCGGTGGAACTGTAGTTGATAGGTTAAATAATAAGAAATTTTATAAACAAGGTTCAGTTGATTGTGGGACAAGACTAGAAAGATTGAAATTAGAAGCAATTAGAGGTCAATCAAAATGTTCTTCTGGTATGTCACAAGTTACTGGTAATACATGTAATGGTGTATATTTTGGAGGCAAAAAACGATTTTTGGGTGTTAAATCATTATATAATAATAATAATCCAGAAATAAACAACCCTCAAGACAGTGCACGTCGCAGAGTTAGAGGAAATTATGCAAAAAAACCATATGTTGAGAAAATTGGTAAGTGTTGTGATTGTAGTAGTAAAAATTTTACAACGAATATTACTACTAATAATATGTTTACTATTGAAATAGTTAAAGACCAATTTACTTATGGTTTTGTTGATAATGATATTTGTATTGCAATGGGTTCTGCAAATTGTGGTCAGAATTTATATAAAACTTGTCACTTTGGTTTAATTAATAAAGGTAACAAAGCAAATTATAATAATAATAGAATTATGGCTATCGAAATATGGAATGCTTCTTTTGGAACAGGTGATAATTTACAAATATTGATAGAAGGTGACCACGCCACTGGTAATCCAACAGGATTTGATATAAATATTAATGGTTTAACTAGTTCTCCTATTTCAAGAACATTAGAAACTACATTTGCCGTAGATCCTTCAGGGAATCCTTTAACATTTCCACAATTTACTAGATTTGTATATAGAACACCAAATACATCACAAATATTTAATTTGTTTACATCAGTTAAGCAGGGCGAACGTAAAGAATTGAGAATGAAATTTAATTAATTTAATAATTTTAATATAATTTAAATCATCAAATAATTTTAATTATATATTATATATGAGTGAAAATAAATATAGGCCACACGCATCAGTCCATAATAAAAAAAATATATGTAATTGTAGCGGTGAAAATTTTACAGAAGGAGAAGCCTTATTTAAATCAGTACCTATATTTAATAATAAATTTGTTAAAGAAAAACAAAATCCAAGAACAGAAATTATACAAAATTTAAATAATCCTAGTTTTCACCTTAATACTAATAGGATATCGGGAACAACATGTAGTTCATCAACAGTTCAACAAAAATTACAAAATAAAACAAAGCCTACACCCTTTAGAATGCCTTATAATCATACACGAAAAAATTATAGTTGTGGTGGTGGTCAAAATGATAATGAAAATTTTGACGATAATAGACCAAATGGAGTATGTAAAGAAAATGAAAAAATAATTAAAGAAACATTTAATGCATGTGATTGTCCTATTCAAATAATAACAGATAGATTGGTTGGAAAAACTGGTGTCAGATTTATTAATGATACAACTTATAAAAATTATCTACAAAAAAATGGTATGTTATATGAACAACATTCTGCAGGAGTATTAAATGAAAATAAAGTAAACGGAACAAATTGTGAAAACTACTATAAAATAGGAAGTGTAGAAGGCATGATTGATGACCCTAGTCTTATGATATATAATATAACTCCGATATCATTAACAGATATTACATATAATATAAAAAATATTCCTCAAACAGTTAGAAAGTATTCTAACCCAAAATTTACAAAAACAGGTTCTGTTTCTTCACGAGCGAGATTAAAAAGACTTAAATATCAAACAACTATGAAAGGGCAAAGAGGTCAATGTAATAATACATATAATTGTATTAATGGTGAAGAGTGTTCTAAATATGGTCTTCCTATTGATAATAATAAAAATATTAAAGAAGACAGTAATAAATGCAAAACATTTACAAAAAATGGAATTAAACAAACATGTGAATTAATACCACCTCCTCCTGAACCTGAACCTCAACCTGAACCAGAACCAGAACCAGAACCTCAACCTGAACCTGAACCTGAACCTGAACCTGAACCTGAACCTGAACCTGAACCTGAACCT